GTTTTACTAGGTAAGGTAGTTGACCGGCCGTTATGGAACGAATTCCATTGATTCCTTCTCCCAAAAGGTCAATTGGTCGGCTGGAGGATAGGTAGCCTATGTAGTTCTCATCGAACTTTAAAGCGGCACACACCTATCAGTGGAATTATATTAATTCTCCGCTTGTTCCTTCTAATCTGTTCCTACATGTATGTTACTCCAGATACTCATGTATTAAAAGATAATAATTAGAAAGCTGCTTATGTTTCCCTTGGGCGATCCCCCTCTAAGCTCGAGGGTTGGTTATTTGATTTGAATGGTTTACTCCATATTAGTACCTTAACGGTACATTTCTTCAGCTCGAACTCTCCAATCCTCGGTTGGAACTTCAAACTTTACCTGAGAACTGAAATCTTCAATCCAAACTTGAACAAGAGATAAATTATGTTCATATACAGTTCTTCCATGAGATACACTTTCTCGTAGGAAATTGGTTAACATTTCCTTTCGGGACTCTTCTGGAGAAATACTTTTACTTCCTTGCCTAAAGCACAAAGATTTCTTCATCGATTCCAGATCAAGAGGGGCACACATAATTCCTTCATGCATGACAAACTTTCTCTTTAAATAATCACATTCGTCAATATGTAAATAAGGTGATACTATAGCTTCTTTACTAGCAAGCGTATAAGTGAGACCATGAACACCTAAAAACCAACCAATGTGTTGCTGATTAAAATTAGGACAATCTTCATGAACACTAGCAATATTATCATCTCCATAAGTAGCTAATGCAACTCTATCACTAAACGTCCCAATGTCATAAACAGATTGAAATGACATTCTCATATACAAAGAATTGGCAATACAATTAAATACAACTGTTAACGGATGACCAGATGGATTTCCTCCATAAAATCTATATAATTCTCCTCCGATAGAAATATAAGGAAAACAGATTGCATCTCCTAATAAAGTCATCATAACGATATCTTCCTGAGAATAATTTCCAGATTTCATCGCAATTATAGTTAGGATCTGCAAAACGGATTTTAGATTTGAGGGGAAATAGAAGTATCAAAAGATTTATAGTCTCCACATAACATCCGGGTAGAACCAAATCGAGTAATTTGATTGTACAAATCTTTCCACTCTGAAGAAGTACAATTGATTCCCACCGACATCTCAGAATCTTCTTTAAAAGTATGTAAAAAACGTACTATACCACCAAAATATTTACGTACTAATAAAGTCATAATCATGTTGCATCCAGTGAAAACTCTTTGTTTCCTCTGTTCAACTTTTGAAATCTTTCTCACTTCATCTTTTAAGTGAGCTTTGAAAATCATAGCAACAACTTCACCTTTCAATAATCCCTCATGGATTTTATCATATAACAATTTCATCTCTGGAGATAAGATAACTTTGTCTGAATCTTTAATTGGTTCCAAATAATGAGTCTTAGATACATTGAATGGATGGCCTGCACTAGTAGATCTCTTCAGCTGATCCACATAAGGAATTGAATCTGCTCCATTTAGCGCTTCTGCATCAGTTAAAACATGAACCATCTTTTCAAGATACTCTTGTCTACCATCAAATCTTGATAAGTAAGACATCATAGAATACTGAACAAATGTTTCATCAAATGGCTGTTTGAAAGAGGTTCTATCTTCAATACACCACTTAATTGGATCACACCAAACACCATTATAAATAGTAGAGTTAAACTTTGGTAATGTGAATCCAGTAGGACCAAATTCCTCTTCAACCACTTCCTTGAAGATGCTAGGAACAAATTTAGTCTTGACAAATGATTGATGAGAACCAGATACATGTGCACCATAATACTCACAGATTGCTGCTTGAACAAATGTCAAACGCGCATTTCGTGGAGGTGGGCCAACAGTTTCTGCATTCTGACACACTACATTAAGAATAGATGGACCTTTATCCTCAAAATAATCAACAACAGTCTTAAATTGAGATTTAGTTAAGATTTCAGTGAAAATAGTGTTCGATTCAGTTCCAGCATGATGTCCTACTATATACAATTCTCCTGAAGGAGCTCTAGAATAAGTAACTGAACCGCTATCTCCTTTTATAGGCATTTCTTCATTACAGTCACCATATCTACCAATTAATTCTAAACCAACCAAAGGAAATTTGATAAGTGAAGAAATGGCAGAAATCGTTCTATCAGGTAACACTGTAAACATAGATGCATCTCCTGGAATACAATCATCTATCAAAAATCGAGATAAGTCGCTAGACAGAGGAGCATAATCCGATCTAATAAAAATGTGATCTGTTCCTTCCAAACGCATCACTGTAGAAGGTCCAATAGCTATGCATTCAACAGTATTATTACTATTGATTTCACTTATCGATTCTGATGTTATATTAATGGAAACCTTGGATAAATCGTCCGGAAAAGTATGTCCACTAGCCCAATATAAATTAGAAGCTAATTTGATAGCTCTTCCTACCATCATCTTGTCTGAACCTACTGCTTTAACATTTATGAAGAAATCATTCTTCCTGATACGCGCTTCTAAATGATCAACATGCATACCACTTCCAGCATGTTGTGGATCAAGTTTAATAATCTTCAAATCTTCTTTATTCCAAAATGATTGATTCACTTTATCAGCATCGGTTGCAACACATTCCCTTTCAGAAGTTACTTCCGATTGTCTTACAACATTGACTTCACCTGCTCTAGCCTGTCTTTGTGCCTTATATGGTGCATCAACTGCTCTGAATAGTGCCGTTCTGGATTCGGAAGGCCACATAGAACCTTTATACATCATCTCTCCCCTCACTTCATCAGAAAAAGTAGGATATAGAATGTAGTGATATAATTTAGCAGCTCCGATAGCCATTACAATAATCGATACATCCTTAAATAATCTAGTCTTGAAAAATTGTTTACCTTTATCTGGTCCATATCTAGCATTAAATTGTCTTTCCAAATGCCAACTAGCATTAGGTGAGCTAACGAGCCAGTAATAAAACTTAATAACTTTCCAACTATAATAAAATACTAAGAATGTACCTAACAAATAATGTTGCGTAATAGTTACAATGAAGAATAATCCCAGTTGAGTAATCCAGGTATATAATTCAAAGCTCCTAATGAATTTAATGCATCTCATGATAAATACTGCTAAGTTAAAACAAGACACAACTATGCTTTTAGCGTATTCATATGATATCCATGGCATTTCGAACATTAACCAAGTGATCCACTCTTCCATTGTATCAAAATAAACATCATTACCTGTAAATCTAGTCACGAAATTACGGACGTCAATTCCTTGATACATGTAGTCAGCATCTAGATATAAATCATCTTCATAATTGAGAAAGGATGGTAGGTTATGAGTACTTTCTTCTTCCTCTCCTATATCTATTTCATCCGATTGTGGCAAAACTGTTTCAGTAAGATTATATACATCAGATACAGATAGGCGTTTAGGTCCAATGAAATCACTATCATCGGTGTCCTTTTTACTGATAGATTCAGGCACATTAGTGAAGACACAAGTTTTATTACATTCATCTTTATATTTAGTGCATCTACAAATAGGACGAAGCATTCTTTCCTTAGAAACATCTGAGAATGAATTACGCTTATCATGCTCAGCATATACTTTCATCATGTAAAGTCTGAATTCCTTCATTGAATTAATGAGGGCTACTCTCTTATATACATGTTGAGCATGATTACCATTTGGTGCATAATACTCAGTGATGGTGAAGATTTGTAGATCATCAGGGGCATCACCATGTACTGCTTCATACTCTTGTAGTTTGACTGGATCAATACAACTTTCAGGCTCTTCTGGACGTGCTCTATATTTAGGACTAGCTTGTACTCCTATGTTTAGTTTCAATCTCGACAATACAGCAGCAGGACAAGATGCATACTTCTCGATATTCAGATCTTGAACATTAGATGAACATATTAATAGTTCGAAATTGACAGCATAAACACCTTTATCTTCAACGGCAGCTTGAGTAGGAACATAAGGATATTCATTGACAATTCGAATTATTGGGACAATTGAAGCTTCACCTCCATGATTAGCATTCATTGCTCCAACATCATCAAGTACACCATAAATTTGACCTGTAAATCCTGTCCAATATTCAGAATCTGTAGGTATACTGTACTTCTTTCTAGCATTAAATTCTTGTCCACGAAACGCAATGGATATTAATTAATAAATCTATCATAAAACTTTTACCAACTCCGGTAGGACCATGTAACAGAATGCCCAAGGGACGCTTCCGACCTTCCTCATTACGTAATATCATTAGTAATTTGAGTCGACGTTTAGATAAACTGGCTAGTTGAGATGTAATAATTCCAAATTTATTCTTATATCTAGCTATTTGTTGCAAATATTTGCCCATAATGATGAGAGTATCAATCTCATATAAAAGTTCAGCTTTAGTGATTGATTTATTAGAAATATCACGTGCAAAAATTTCTTTCTGATCGAGATCAGTAATTGCTGCATGCCATTGTGGAACAGTCATCTTTTTTTTGTATTTGACGGGTTCTTCATTGCCAGTAAAGAAATTCCATCCTACTTCCATATAATAAGTTAGTGTATCACTCACCATCATTATTAAATACATATTATCTCCTACAAGAACAGTCATTAATCCTTCTTTAAAAGATTTTAACATAGTAGCAGTGATTTCAAAATTATCTGCAATAGCAAATGGTTTGATCACAATATAAGAAATAATGGAACAAAGGGTCGCACCCCACGGTCCTTTGAGAAAATTAGCTAAATCATGAGCATTTTCTTTTAGTTTAGTAAGAAAGTCGTTCATACTATATCTGCCATTCTTATCTAGATTAAATTCATTGGATTGAGCTTCAATTGAATCCTCTCCCAAATGATATACCGCATGTGCCCGCATCTCTTCCATAGATGGCAACACAGTAGATATATCATCCAGAGTATTTTCAAAAGAAAGTTCTAATTCCTTTGTAATATCTAAGATAAAGTTAGTTAATATGAGTGTCCACGATGTCCAATCTTTAATCGTACCTAATAAATAAGTAGTAGATAATAGTTTGATAATGTGTCGAACATCATTCTTATTGTACTGAGATAAAGATCCTTTCATAGATTCTACGAAAGAATTAATATTTATCTCTCCTTTTTTAATACCATTAGAACTCAAGTCAAATAAATTGCCATGAGCTTCAATAATATTATTATTTAATTCCTCCATTAACACAGTAGTGTCAGCGGAAGGAG